ATAAGCAGTATACACTTGAGAAGTTCAAGGAAGGGCACACCGGCAAAAACTTTGTGGTTGAAGAACCAAAGTTTGATTTTAAGAAACCTGTATTCAAACAATCTATTGATCTTCCAAAGGCATCAAGTAATTCTGTTGCGAAGAAATATCTTGAAAATAGGAAATTAGACCCAGATAAGTTTTACTATACTGAACAATTTAAGAGATGGGTAAATACTCAAAAAAAGACATTTGATGTTATTAATAGAGATGAACCACGTATCATCATTCCGATGTATGATGAAGATAAAAATTTGATTGGATTTCAAGGGAGAGCACTGGATAAGTCTCCTAATAAATATATCACCATTATGATTCAAGAGGAGGCACCAAAAATATATGGAATGGAAAAAATTAATAGAGACTTACCTATCTACTTGGTCGAAGGACCCTTTGACAGCACTTTCATCACTAATAGTGTGGCTTTGTGTGGCAGTGACGGTGACGTTCGTTGTCTTGAAGGAAGCAGTATTGTTTTTGTTTATGATAACGAGCCCCGCAATCGAGAGATTGTTGGAAGGATTGAGAGATGTATCGAACGAAATGAAAGCGTCGTCATCTGGCCAAGCACCGTAAAAGAAAAAGACATAAACGATATGGTTCTTGCTGGTCATAATGTCAAATCTATGCTAGAATCAAATACCTACTCTGGATTGGAAGCAAAGGTCAAATTTAACAATTGGAAAAAGATATGACAAACGGAACAAAAGTTGTCAAGAGAAATGGGTCTATTGAACCTCTTGATTTGAACAAACTTCACAAAATGGTTGATGAGGCATGTAAAGACCTTGCCGGGGTCTCTGCAAGTCAGGTCGAAATTCAATCAGGTATTCAATTTTACGATGGCATTACGACAGCAGAAATTCAAGAAATTCTAATTCGTTCTGCAAGTGATTTAATTGATCTTAATCATCCTAACTATCAGTTTGTGGCAGCAAGACTTCTTCTGTTTGCTCTTCGTAAACAGTTGTATGGTCGTATGCATGAAACACCTACGGTAAAACAGCATATAGACCAATGCATCAAAAAAGGTGTTTATGATGCAGAAATTGCGAACCTTTATACTGATGAAGAGTTTGATAAACTCCAATCATTCATTGATCATGATCGTGACTTTTTGTTTACATATGCTGGATTGAGACAGGTTGTAGATAAATATCTCGTGCAAGATAGAAGTAGTGGTGCTCTTTATGAAACACCACAGTTCATGTATCTTCTGATTGCAGCAACTATCTTTTCGAAGTATCCTAAAGAGATCCGTCTCGATTATGTAAGGAAGTATTATGACGCAATCTCGAAACACCGAATCAACATTCCCACACCTATCATGGCAGGAGTGCGAACTCCACTTAGACAATACGCTAGCTGTGTTCTTGTTGATGTTGATGACTCCCTCGATTCTATCTTTAGCTCTGATATGGCTATTGGCAGATACGTTGCACAAAGGGCGGGCATCGGTATCAACGCAGGCAGAATCCGTGGCATCAACAGTAAAATCAGAGGCGGAGAAGTGCAGCACACAGGTGTTGTTCCATTTCTCAAGAAGTTTGAAGCAACTGTCAGATGTTGCACGCAAAATGGCATCAGAGGTGGATCAGCAACTGTCCACTTCCCCATCTGGCACCAAGAAATAGAAGACATTATTGTTCTCAAAAACAATAAAGGAACAGAAGACAATCGAGTAAGAAAACTTGACTACTCCATTCAAATTTCAAAACTTTTCTATGAGCGTTTCATCCAGAATGGAGAGATTAGCCTGTTCTCACCGCATGATGTTCCAGGACTCTATGATGCTTTTGGTACTGATTCATTTGATGATCTCTATGTGGGCTATGAACAAAATGAGTCTGTTCCAAGAAAAACTATCGGTGCTCAAGAACTTTTTCTTAACATCTTAAAAGAAAGAGCAGAAACTGGTCGTCTCTATATCATGAATATCGACCATTGTAACTCTCACTCTTCCTTTATGGATAAAGTTGAAATGAGCAATCTGTGCCAGGAGATTACACTTCCAACTAAACCAATCAAACACATTGATGATGAAGATGGGGAAATTGCTCTGTGTATCCTTTCTGCTATTAATATTGGTAAAATCAGGTCTTTGGAGGATCTTGAAGTTCTTTGCGATCTTGCTGTTAGGAGTCTTGATGAACTCATTGATTTTCAACAATATCCAGTCAGATCAGCAGAGATTGCCACTAAAGCACGTCGTTCCCTTGGAATAGGGTATATTGGTCTCGCACATTATCTTGCCAAGCACGGGTGGTTCTATGACGATCCTAATGCTTGGAAACTGATTCATGATCTTTCAGAGGCATTCCAATATTATCTGATTCGTGCTACAGTAAATCTTGCCAAAGAAAAAGGAGCATGTGAATTCAGTCATCGCACCAAGTATGGGCACGGAATTCTGCCGATTGATACATACAAGAAGGATGTAGATGAGATCGTACCAAATGAGCTTCATTATGATTGGGACGGTCTTAGAGAGGATGTCAAGAAGTACGGAGTACGGAACTCAACATTGTCCGCACAAATGCCTTCAGAGAGCAGTTCCGTTGTGTCAAACGCAACAAATGGAATCGAACCACCTCGTGCTTTCTTGTCCGTTAAGAAGTCAAAGAAAGGAACACTCAAACAGATTGTTCCACAATATAGCACTCTTAAAAGCAATTATACGCTTCTTTGGGATATGGAGTCCAATCGTGGTTATATTAATGTTGTTGCTGTAATGCAAAAGTTTTTTGATCAAGCTATTTCTGGTAATTGGAACTATAATCCTTTTAAGTTTCCTGACAATGAGATTCCTATTTCTTTATGGGCACAAGACCTTTTGACTACATATAAGTACGGTTGGAAAACCAGTTATTATCAAAATACATACGACAACAAAAACGACGAACTTGAAGAGACAAATTCAACACTAGATAATTTAATTTCTGAAATCGAAAATACAGCGGAGGAAGAGTGTGAGTCTTGTAAGATTTAAGACAAATAAAGAAGAAAAACCCATGGTAAATTCCATGACAGTATTTAATTCTGAAGAAATTGATACCAAAAAGCAACCCATGTTTTTTGGAAAACCTCTGGGAATCCAAAGATATGATTCATACAAATATCCAGTATTTGAAAAAATTACTACACAACAACTAGGATACTTTTGGAGACCCGAGGAGGTCTCCCTCCAAAAAGATCGTGGCGATTACCATACACTGCGCCCTGAACAGAAGCATATTTTTACCAGCAATTTGAAGTATCAAGTTATGCTGGATTCTGTTCAGGGTCGTGGTCCTGGTATGGCATTTGCTCCATACTGCTCTTTACCTGAACTAGAGGCATGTATGAAGGTCTGGGAGTTCATGGAAATGATTCACAGTCGTTCTTACACATATATCATTAAGAATGTATATTCAGACCCATCTGAGATTTTTGACACGATTCTTCGCGATGATCGTATCGTCGAACGTGCAATGAGTGTAACTTCTGCATATAATGACTTTATTAATTCTGCTCAACAATATGGAAATTCTGATGAATGGTTACATGCATTAGAACAAGTTCCTTATGCACAAGAGGCAAGATATGAACTCAAGCGCAAGCTCTATCGAGCAGTTGCAAACGTTAATATTCTTGAAGGTATTCGCTTTTACGTATCCTTTGCTTGCAGTTTTGCTTTTGGCGAACTCAAACTTATGGAGGGAAGTGCAAAAATCATCTCACTAATTGCTAGAGATGAAAATCAACATTTAGTAATTACTCAAAATATTCTAAATAAGTGGAAAGAGGGTGATGATCCTGAGATGAAAAAAATTTCTCAGGAAGAAGAACCTTGGTTAATCCGAACTTTTGATAGTGCCGTAAATCAAGAAAAACTTTGGGCAGAGTATTTGTTCAAGGATGGATCTATGATTGGATTAAATGACAAACTGTTACATCAGTATGTCGAATGGATTGCTAATCGTAGAATGAAAGCAATTGGAATCAAACCAATTTATGGAATTTCTGCAAAAAATAATCCATTACCTTGGACAGAGCATTGGATCTCTTCTAAAGGTCTTCAAGTGGCACCTCAAGAAACCGAAGTCGAGTCTTACATCGTTGGAGGAATTAAACAAGATGTCACAAAAGATTCATTCTCAGGATTCCAACTTTGAGGAAACTTGGAGAAAAATGGATGAGATTGATCCACTAACTCCCAAAGTTTCTGAATGCAAAGGAAACTGTAAGTGTAACTGTCTAAAAACTGAAGATGCCATAAAAATATATCAAGAAGCAGCTGCTGCCGATGATTTTATTTTTGGAGATTATGATTATACTAAAGAATGGATAAATGATTTCAACAAGGAGGGGTAATACCCTCCTTTTTTTATATAAATACCTAAAAAGTGTATATCGATAATGAAGAGTTTTAAGGAGTTTCTTAATGAAGATGCAGTAAAGGCTGCTGAAGCTTGGAGAAAGTGGATGGCAGAGAATCCTCAAGATTTTAAGAAGGGAGGAAGATTTTACGAGAAAGGTGGCACCGAAAAAACATCTGCTGCTGCTAAAAATTTTATGAAAACTTATATGAAAACTGGCAGACCACCAGAAGGATTTGAATTTAAAACTACAAAAGTTTCTGGATCAGATGTTGGGTTTGGTGGTAAAACAAAAAAAGAACCACCTAAAGCACAACCAGAACCACCTAAAGCACAACCAGAACAACCTAAAGCGCAAACTAGAGCACAACAACCAGAACAACCTAAAGCACAACCTAAAGCACAACCTAAAGCACAACCTAAAGCACAACCTAAAGCACAACCAGAACAACCTAAAGCGCAAACTAGAGCACAACAACCATCACCTAAAGTACGACCAAAACTTAGATCTAGACTTGGAAGAGTCGGTAATTTAGCACTTTCCGGTTTAAGTGCTGTAGATGCAATTGATTCTGCATCGAGAGGTGAATATGGTGATGCCCTTACCAGTGGATTACTTGCTGCACAAGGATCTAGAAGGTTGTCACGAGCAGCTCCAAGAGCAGGTAGAACTGCCGTTCAAAAAATTGCTACTAGATTAGGAAGACCTGTCTTAGGAAAAGCTGCTGCTCGATTTGTTCCTGGACTTAGCACTGCTTATGGTATTGCTAGAGGAACACAAGCTGCAATGAGAGGTGATCAACTTGGTGCTGCATTGGGTTATGGATCTGCAATTCCTGTTGTTGGTGGAGCATTTGCTGCTGCCGATATAGCCAGAGATGTAATGCCACAGAAATGGAAAAATAAAATTGCAAGTTCAATTGGATATAGAAAAACTTCAGATGCTGCTGCTCAAACAAAAAAAGATATTGAAAAATTAAAAAATAGGCCGCGAACTTCACCAAAACAAATGTTGAGTACAATGGACACTAGATCATCAAGGAATGTGGCATCAAAACTTGGCACTTATGGTGCCACACAAGGATCTGCTATTGTAGGAACTGGTGGTAAAACTACTTTTGATACTAAGAATAACAAAATTACAACAGGTGGAAAAACTGCTAGTCTTCCTAGTACACAAATTCTTCCTGGTGGTAGAGTTGGCGATCTTGCTTATAGAAATGGAAAACCAGTATATCTTGCAAGAGCTTCTGTTGCCTCCAGAAATAACAATTTGTTTGCTAGATTATCAAGAGCAACTGGTATAGGTGGTCAGAGACAAAGAGATGCTGCTGCTGCTCAAAGAGAAAGAAATCAAGCAATTTCAAATACTCAAAAATATAGAAGAGATCTCGGAATAAGTGGAAGTGGTGCGTCATATAATCCACCTAAAACAGGTCAGTCTGCTAGATCTGCGCAAGCATATGCGGCATCAAAAGGTAAATATTATTCTAGCACTACTGGAAAAACATATGCGAATTATGCTGCGGCGTTAAAAGACCCTGCAGTTAGAAAAGCTACTTCAAAAACATAATTTTTGATAAATAAATATACGACAACAGTGTATAAGAAAATGAGTATTAGAGGTCTTAAAGAAGCATATCAAGAAGTTTATCTTAACGAATCTATAGAAAATCTTGCTATTGCTTTAATTGAAGAAGGATATGATTTAGATCAAATCACTGAGCAAGATTTTTATAATATTTGTGAGGAAAATGGTTTCATTTGTGAAGGTGGTAAAGCTAAAGCATTGTTGGATTTATTGAGAAGTCCTGCAGCTCGAAGAGTATACGGAAAAGCTTATAGAGGTCTTGTAAAACCTGTGGTGGGTGGTGCTAAACGACCTTTAAAAGCAGCACTTGGAGTGCTTGGTGCAACCGCCGCAACTAAGTATGGATTAATTCCAGCAGTCAAATACGCTGGCGGCGAATTAAAAAAAGGTTTGAAATCGGCAGATGATGCTTTAGGTGGTAATATTCAGAAAATGATGAAGGGAGGAGATAGTAACCAATCCAAACCCGTTAAGAAGAAGGAAGAAGAAGACAAAGATGCCTGGATGAATAAGTATCTCACTCAAGGAGATTCTGAAGATATGTTCGATCTAGTAAAAAATCATTTGCTAGACGAAGGTTATGCAGACACCGAAAATGCAGCAATTGTTATTATGTCTAATATGAGTGAAGAGTGGAGAAAGAGTATTCTTGAAGGTTCTATTGCAGATAGAGCAAGAAAAGTTGTTGATGCCCAGAGACAAGGTTTTCATGGTGATGCTGATGAAATGAAGCGAGATATGGATGCAATCAATTTAAATCTTCTTAGATTGAGACCTTATGGTGTTAAAGGATTTCCTTCGGTTAAAAAGAATGAACCCAAGAAGACTACTAATGCTTAAAACCTTCTATAAACTAAAGGGAGTCTGATAATGCTAAACGAGCAAAGGAAGTTTGATTATGCTAGGGAAAATAATGTTCCTGGTATAAATTTTAGAAATAAAGAAGGCAACCTTGTATGGCGAAAACTTGATGCTGAATTGAAAGCAGATTTAAAAAGACAAGGTTATAACTGGAGAGAATTGGAAAAATCTTATCTTAGAAGACGCGGACAAAAGCAAGTTGAAAAAGATGTGGATGATGTGGCAGCAGCAAAGGCAGCAGCAGAAGAACAAAAACCAGAACAACCTAAAGAACAACCTAAAGAACAACCTAAAGAACAACCTAAAGAACAACCTAAAGAACAACCTAAAGAACAACCTAAAGAACAACCTAAAGAACAACCTAAAGAACAACCTAAAGAACAACCTAAAGAACAAAAACCAAAACAATTAACTAATCGTGAAAAATGGGAAAAAGCAAATCCACGTTTAGCTGCAGCAGAAAAGATTAGAGCAGAATTTAAGTCTGCTGGGAAATCTCCTTATAGTAAAGAAGCAAGAAAAGCGGTTTCAAAAGTGATTTATACAGATCCAAAGTCAAAAGCTTACGTTAAAGATTCTTATGATGTAGTATTGGATTATCTCTTCTCTATGGGGCATGTAGATACTTTAGAAGAAGCACATTATATCATGATGCAACTTGATTCTGAAAATATTCAGGGTATCATGGAGCAAATGCTTCCTCCTATAGACTTTGAAAAACATAAAGCAGCACAAAAGACGCAAAAAATTTATAATAAAGCAACACAAGGAGCAGGATCAGAAAAAGATTTTCTGAAAAGAACTGGGGCACAACTTCCTAGAGTCTAACATATGTGTAAAGAGGGTTGACAACCCTCTTTTTTTTGTGTAAAATACCTTTGTTAGGGTTAAAAGATAAATAATAGCTCATTGAAATCTATAAGATGAGCTATGATAATCCGTGGAGATATGATGAGAGAGTTTTTGATAGTAATGATATTGGGGACTACTACGGCTTTGTTTATCTCATTACCAATCAGTCAAACAAACGACAATACATTGGTAGAAAGTATTTTTGGTCATATAGAACTCCACCAGGAAAGAAAAGGAAAGTAAAACAAGAATCTGATTGGAAGAAGTATTATGGTTCTTGTCCTGAATTAAAAGAAGATATTAAAAAGTATGGTAAAGAGACCTTCAGTAGAGTTATATTGAGTCTACATAAGACAAAAGGACTTTGTAATTATGAGGAGACCAAGCAACTCTTTCTCAATAATGTCTTATCTGAATCGCTTGACAACGGGGTGCCTGCGTTCTATAATAGCAACATTCTCGGGCGCTACATGCGCAAAGACTATGGTAACTTTGGAAGACACTCTGAAAACGACACATGACTGGGCAGTTGATAGACTGCACACTCTCTGTCAAGACCCTTCAAACGACCCATTAGAATGTGTTGAGAATGCACATGCACTTCATTGTGAGTTTTATGAGTGGCTTGATCCTGATGTTGAAGACCATGAAATTTACTCTCTTGAATATCTTGGTGAAGATTGATTCACTAAATACCCCGTGCCGTGAAGAACATTATGTTCTTGTAACGGATGTCGAATTCTGTTTATTTTAATGCTTAAAAAATTACTTCCTATTGTTCTTGCAACTTCAATACCAGCTGCTTTTGCATATCCATCAATCGATGAAATCGAAAATCCATGGATTGATCCATCAGATATTGAGTCTGTCAAAAAAATTGATGCCGATTTAGATCCGAAAAAAGCAATTCCGATTGCTAAAATTATTGAAGAAGAAAAGACATGGAAATGTCCTTCTTGTAATGAAAATGAGAAATATGTTCTCAAAGAACTTCAAGAAAAGACAAGTATTACTGATCGTAATGCTCTTGCCACTATCATGGGCAACATAAAGTCAGAGTCAAACTTTATTCCCAATATTTGTGAAGGTGGTGCAAGAGTTTCATACCATCATTGCTATAGTGGTGGTTATGGATTGATTCAATGGACTTCCAGCAATCGGTATTATGGATTGGGTCAGTTTGCAAAGAAGTACGGATGTAATCCTAGTGAACTTAAATGTCAAACTCGTTATATGATTAACGAACCAACTTTCCAAAAGCATATTCATGAATTTGAAGGTAGTGGTCAAACAGTTAAATGGTATATGACTACTGCATATTATTGGTTGGGATGGGGTATTAAGGGGTATCGAGAGCAATATGCTTATAACTATATAAAGAAATTTGTTTTATCTTGAAATGGAACTATTTAAAAAACTCATCGAAAAAATTAATCCTTTAGAATCTTCTGTCAAAGAGGTTACCTCTAGTCATTTTAGTCATGGATATAGTCCATATAATGGAGTCAAATCTGTTTCGAGTGAAACGATTTTAAAAAATAACCATTACATTGCCGTTCCTGCTCCAGATATTCTTCCATATGATCCTTGGTTTGATCCACCTATTAAAACGGAAAAACAAATTATTATTGAGAAAAAAAAGTTAGAAGCAAAGAAACAGCAAGAACAAGTTGAATCTACTATGAAGCAATCAAAAGAACCAAAGAATATTCATGATGTTCTATATAAAAAAGCAGCAGCACACATGAAAAACTCCTGGCAAGAAAATCTTGGTGGTTCTGAAAACTTTCATCAAGGTCCTGGTGGTTGGACATCTGGCACTGGTATTAATCAATTTCGTTGAGTTTTTATGAAAAAATTTATTGTCACTTTTTTGACTGCATTTGCTTTTGCTACTCCCGCACTTGCTGACCCAGAAGTAAAAGGTTGGAATAGTTATGACGCAATGGGTTGTATGCTTTTACGAGAATGCACCGATGAAGTCAAACAAGTCAAAGATATTGAAGATCTTTCCACGAGGTATCCAGATAGCGATTTTAGTTCTATTGCTTATGAGTTTAATGAGATGCTATCTGCTCTTAGAGAAATCGGAGTTAAAGTTTTTCTAGCAAGTGAAAAATATTTTCCTCCACAGCATCGTGGGGTATATCACACAGTTGGAAATAACTTCTTTCTGAATGAAGACTATATGCACAAACCTCATCAGTTGATGAGCGTCATGAGGCACGAAGGATGGCACGCTGCTCAAGATTGTATGGCAGGAACAATTCATAATAACTTTATTGCTATCATTCATAATGAAGATGAGATTCCTCAATATTGGCGCGATATTGCTAAAGATACTTATCCAAAACATTCTCTTCCTTGGGAACAAGAAGCAATGTGGGCTGGTCATACTGAAAACATGACCATGAATGCTCTTATGGTATGTGCCAAACAACCAATGTGGAAAGTTTATCCTCCAACTCCTCTTACCAAGAAATATTTAATTGATGAGGGGTTTATTGATAAATAAAAGAGCCTCACTCTTTTCAAATGACAGATTCAAACCTGAAGCAAAAAGAGGATGCCAATAAGAAAGATAAGTTTGATTGGGCAGATGAAGGTTTATCTGCCCTTGTGCGTGTTGTTATTCTATCGTGGTCTGCAGCAATTCTTACACTTAATTATGTAACTATTCCTGGTGTTCCTCAAAAAAACATAGACCCAACTTTTATTGCTAGCGTCTTTACTGGAACTTTAGCTACATTTGGAGTTCAACCGGCAAAGAAAAAAGATGAAGAAGTTGTTAAAAAAGAGGAAGATAAAAAAGAAAAAGTTCAATAGTGATTGATCATGATATGGGAATCAAAAGTGTCTGAGAAAATTGAACTAGAAATACCAACAACAACGCCAACAAAGCAATCACCAATTAAGATTGCTTTGTTGGCATTAGGTATGATTGTTGGTATTTCTCATATTGGTCTTCTCGGATATGTTCTTAAAGATAATAATTCAAAAGTAAATCAAGTTCCTGTTATTAATATTCCTCGCGGACCATATTCATCTTATAAAATCAAAGCAAATAAAGATGGATATGAAATTGAATATCGTGCAGATGATCCTAAGATTTTAGAATCTGAAAGATCTCTTGATGTCGATAGAAATAAAAAAGGATGGTTTGGCGGATCATCTGAAAAAAGGAATGAATATCGTCGTGATCAATATACAAGAGAAGGCACCAGAAATACAGGAGGTGCCGCAACAGACGGTGAGGGAAAGACTCTTGCCAAAAGCGAAGAGTGCATCAGGGCGGACGCTGGAGCACGGTCACAAGGTGCGATGGCAGGTAGTGCAATTGCTGCTGGCGCAATTGTTCCTGCTGTTGTTAACATTCCCTACGTTGGTTGGTTAGTAGGTGGTTGGGCATTATTACTTGGTCAAAAAGTAGGTTCTGATGTTGGATCTGAAGTTGGATCTGTCTTTAATGATTGTTAGTGATGCTTACCTTTATAAACTATGTCACTGCATTCTGGTCAGTGGTTGTAATAAATTGCATTAACACCGTGAATTTTAAATATTGTTTACCAGTTAATGAATGGTTATTTCCTGAGATTCAGTATTTGATTAAACTTAAAACAGGTGAAATAGTTCCATATCAAGAAGAAAAAGATTACCTTAAAAAGATAAATGAATGATCCAGTTTGGAGTATTTTTATTGCGATGATCCTACTCCTTTCTGGAACGGGATATTACATATATACTATTATGTTTTTAGCATATCAGGAACTAAAAGAAGATGGCCAAGTCCGCGAACAAGGGCAAGAAGGGATCTGCGAACAACAAGGCGCAGAACCAGGGCAATGCAACGGCAAAGAAAGCTAAGAATGGAGGAAAGAAAAAGTAATATATACTTTGTATGGCATATGATAAAAATGAAATACCTGTTGATTCCAATTCTTATTTTGAGTACGACGGCAGTTTATGCTCAAAATAAGAAGTTGGAGATATTCAATCAGGCACTAGAAAATTTAAAATTATATCGGTTGGAGCAAACAATGACTCCTCCCGAAGATGCCTTAGATCAAGCATTAGCGGAGTTCAATTATGGGCATTATGGTTCCACCGAGTCGGAAGAGTTGTTACAACTTCCGAGTAGTAGAGATTAATCGTGTCGTCGATGGTGATACTATTGATGTTACTATTGATCTCGGTTTTGATTTATACAAGAAAGAAAGAGTTAGAGTTGCAGGAGTTGATACGCCTGAGAAGAGAACAAAGGATGAGGAAGAGAAGGCATTAGGATATGATGCCACTCATTGGCTTGAAGAAAAACTTGAAAGCGCAATTGCCGGTGAAGATGATCTTGTCATCCGCACTGAACTTGTTGGTGGTGTGGGCAAGTATGGTCGTCTTCTTGGATGGTTATATATTGGTGACGCAACTGTTTCACTTAATGAGCAAATGATTGCTGAAGGACTAGCGTGGGAATACGATGGGGGGACAAAGAAAAAGAACTTTGAAGAACTGAAAGAAATTCGTCGTGCTCATGGCACTTTAGTGGTATGATTTCTACTCTTTATGTTCTTTTTTTAATCGTTTTAATTACTCTTGGTATGAATGCTATTGGAAATAAAAATAGCATTAATAGGGATTAATAAAAATGCAAAAAATTTTTAATTTTATGGCTTTTACATCCTTTTTGGTTAGTGCTGCTATTGCTGCAGGAGGATTTTGGTTGTATAAAAATAAAGATGTAATGATTGAAGAGACGAGGCAAAAGGTTGTTAAGGAAATTTCAGATTCTCTTCCTGGAATTGTTCAAGAATTAATGCCAAAAGTTCCTGAAATGCCATCGGCAACCGGTGGAGTTATTCCCGAAACAAAAACTAACATTCCACCTGTAACTGGCGGAGTTGTGCCTTTTTAATGTTAAATAGTTAAAGAATTATTGGTATTATGGTTAAAAGAAAAAAAGATATGGCAAAGGAAGAGGCAACAAAAACCTTTGCCCTATATGTATTTTTCCATTCCATATGGACATCAGTTTTTAATTTCTTTGAAAGTTAATGATTGAAATTCGTGAAATTCGGATAAGGGAAATTAATGTTCCTCCAGTTCCTGAATGGTTGATGTCTCCACCTACGGCAATACCTGCTGCTGCACCAGTGACATTTCAGGTTGGTGTTCCTATTATAGATATGCCAGGATGTGTTCAGTCACATAATTCTGGAAACGGTAATAAGGAGCTTCAAAAAGATGACCCGAATGGACTTGTTACGCATTGTGACGCTAGTATCCCCTTTTATACTCCTATGGATTTTGAACCAGAAAGGGTGATACCAACAAAACCTGCTGCAGTTCCAAAGTATGAAAAACCAAAAGCAGAAACTCCAGAAATTCCCCTAGAAGTTCTTCCTGCCCAACCACAAACAGTTCAGATAAAAGAACCTGTTATAGAAGTTCCTGAACCTAAACCAGAAATACCTTGGCAAGAAAAATATTTACCGGCACCAGAAGCGGCAACAACGACTGCTACGATTGCTG